AGATTATGATGTGCGAAGTTTTGGATTTGACCCTTACAATGCTAAAGAATTTGTTACTCGATGGGAAACAGAGAATGGTCCTTACGGAATTGAGAAAGTAATCCAGGGTGCCAAGACTGAATCAGTACCATTGGGTGAACTTAAGAATTTAGCAGAAGAACGAATGCTTATATTTGATCAGGAACTAATGTCATTTACAATGGGTAACTGTGTTACTCTAGAAGATACAAATGGTAATCGTAAATTGCTGAAAAAACGATATGAGCAAAAGATTGATAGTGTCTCTGCTCTTATGGATGCCTATATTGCTTATAAAGTAAATAAAGATGCCTTTGAATAAGGGGGTGCAAAATGAACAACTTAGAACATTCTGGTAAATTAGGAATGAAATGGGGACAACGACATGCCGAAAAAAAACTCAATAAGTCAGCAAAGAAAGATGCAACTAAGCATGAAGTAGCCCGTCAAGCATATGGAAAAGGTGCTGGTATACAGAGACGACTTGTTAAAAAAGAAATTGAGGAGAAGATGAAAAATCCTCAGTATAAAGCAGCATATGATAAAGCCTTATCTGAAATCAACTATTCCAAAATAAATAATAAAGCTATAGCGAACAGTAGAGGCCGAGCAACTAAAGATCAAGCAAATAGAAGTGCGGCAATCGTAGCTAAGACTCTAACAGGAACAACATCATTAGCAGCTGGCTATATTCTATACACTCAAAATAAACCAGCGATAGATAGTGCAGTTAGTTCAGCTTTGAAGTCAGCAAAAACGGCAGTTGATACCTACCAAACTGCTAGACAATGGAAAAAGAACTTCGGTGGATAAACTAGACAGGAGGTGAAATAATGGACAATGAAGCACAACACTTTGGTGTAATGGGTATGCATTGGGGAAACACTAATGATGAGCATTTAGAACATTACGGTAAGCCAGGAATGAAATGGGGTCATCGTAGTAAAGTATGGGCTAAAGATCGAGTGTTTGGAAGTGTTAAGTTTGTAAAAAATGCAGTTACGCATCCAATACTAACGACGGTTGCAGAAGTAAAAACTATACCAAGACATAAAGTAAGTACTGTAGCGGCTCTTGCTACCGGTGGACAATTAATGTCAAATAGACAGATAAAAGATATTAATACTACTACAAATGCGATGGTGGCAGCAAAAAAAGCTAAGAAAATAGCAAAAGCTCAAGCTCATGCTGCTTCGATTCTTACAAAACATGGTGGTAAAAAAGTGAGTGCTCTTTAATTAAAACTAACATGTAGGCCAGGAGGTGAAATAATGGATAATGAGTTAAGACATCATGGTGTTATGGGAATGCAGTGGGGTAAAGGTACAATATCTGAAGATTCACTAGAACATTACGGTAAGACAGGAATGAAGTGGGGACGACGTGGCAGAGGTCTCACTGCAAATAGACAAGATGCTTTTAACAAACGAGATTTGAATAGACTTAATAATGGCGGACATGTAAGTGTCGGTTTTACAAAGAAAAGACAAGCTGCCTATGATAAACGAGACAAACAGTCAATAGAAAAATCAATAGAAAAAAGAGATAAACAAATCTCAATCAGAAAATTAGGAAATGGTAAAACACTGAGTCAGAATCTACTAAAAGATTTAAAAACGGTAGCTCTATCACAAGTAGCTGGTGCCGTTTTAATAAAAACTGGTCATCTACAAGCTGGAGTTCTTTTAGGAACTTTTGGAACTTATTGTGGTGTAGGACATGCCATAGGTAGTACTATAGCCGCAGGAGTCAATAAAAAGAATAACTACTAAAATCTAAAAAGAAAGAGGGAAATTTAAAATGGTAAGATTAACCGCTAGACAGATTGCAAAGATTAATGGTATCAATATTCACACAAAAGAAATGAACCTTGGAACCAGAATTTCCGAAATGGAAGTTATCAGTGGAACACCAGTAAACGCAGTTAGTGCTGGAAAAATTCTAACTCTAACAGGTGTAGTTATTGATGGTGAAAAAGTAACTATTGATAACCCATTAGTTGCTGGATCTGATGTCTATGAATTCTTAGCAGATACTGCTCAGACCAAAACAGCAGTAACAAACAAAGCTGTAGATATTTCTACATATACAGGTAAAGCTTCTGTTGTATTAACTGTTGATACTAAACCAACAAGTGGCGATATTATGACTATCGGTACTAAGGTATATACTTTTGTTCCAGTTGGTACTGCTGATGGCGATGGTGAAATATCAGTAGGTGCTGATCTAGCTGCTGCTAAGATAAACATTGTTGCTGCTATAAACGGAACAGATGCCTTTAACTTAGCTCATCCGTTAGTTACAGCTGCAAACTTTACAACAAATACCTGTACTATAACCGCTTTGGTTGGTGGAGTTGCTGGTAATGCAATTGCTTCAACTAAAACCTTCACTGCAGGAACAAATCTATTTGCTAGTTCTACCTTAACATCGGGAACAAATTGTACTGCCGCTAATGCTATAATAGCTTTAGTATCTGCAATAACCACCTTGGATACACAGGGCGTTGGAGCAGTAGATGGTACTGGTGATACAGTTGAACTTACTGCCAAAGTTGGTGGTGTTATTGGAAACAATGTAGTTATTGGAAAAGTAATGGCTAATGCAACCTTTGCTGGAGCAGCTACTAAACTTTCGGGTGGTGTAGATGGAACAGTTGGAACCATAAATCAGGTAATGGTCGATGCTACATATATGTATAGATGCATTGCTGATAACACACTTGGTGGTAAAAACTGGAGAAGAGTCTCTCTCGGATCAGCTTATTAAAGCTAAATGAAGAGCGTAACCTCACAGCATAAAGGAGGTGAGAAGTTGCAAGAAAAAGAAACATTTAGGACAAGATTGAAACATGCTTGGAATTCATTCAAGGGTGATCAACCAAATAGTTACACTGATTACGGACCTAGTAATTATACTAGACCAGATAAAGCTAGATTATCGATGGGTAATGAACGATCTATAGTTAATTCAATCTATAGTCGTATCTCAACAGATGTAGCTGCAATCTCCATACAGCATGTTCGGACAGATCAAAATGGTAGGTTCTTAGAGCCTATTCTATCTGGACTCAATGATTGTTTATCATTAGATGCGAACGTGGATCAGACAGGAAGATCTTTTATTAAGGATATTGTGTTATCAATGTTCGATGAGGGACAGGTTGCTATAGTCCCAACAGATACTACTATAAATCCATCATTATCTAGCTCATATGAAATTCAAAAGGTAAGAGTTGGGAAGATATTAGAGTGGTATCCAGCTCATGTCAAGCTTCAGGTTTATAATGAAAAGACAGCTAAGAAAGAAGACATAACAGTTCCAAAAAGTATGGTCGCTATTATAGAAAATCCATTCTACTCGGTTATGAACGAGCCAAACTCAACCCTCCAACGTCTAATACGAAAGTTAAATCTGCTGGATGCTATTGACGAACAGAGTGGTTCAGGTAAACTCGATCTTATAATACAATTGCCTTATGTAATTAAAACCGCAGCCAGAAAGGAACAAGCCGAAATTCGTAGACAGGATATAGTGGATCAACTTTCAGGTTCAAAATACGGTATAGCTTATACTGATGGTACAGAACGTATCACTCAGTTAAACCGACCCACTGAGAATAATTTGATGGGGCAGATTACATATCTAACAAGTATGCTATATGGCCAGTTAGGTATTACCGAATCCATCTTTAATGGCTCAGCAAGTGAACAAGAAATGTTGAACTACTTTAACCGAACTATCGAACCAATCCTATCAGCATTAGTTGATGAGATGAAACGTAAGTTCCTAACTAAGACTGCAAGGTCTCAGAATCAATCAATACTATTCTTTAGAGACCCATTCAAGTTGGTCCCAGTCAGTCAATTAGCTGATATGGCCGATAAGTTTACTCGTAATGAAATTCTATCATCTAATGAATTTAGAGGTATTATTGGATTTAAGCCGTCGAGTGATCCTAAAGCTGATGAGTTAAAGAACAAGAATATTAACTCACCAGTGAACCCTGAAACTCCACTCTTACCAAGTGGAACCACTACTTAAAAAGGAGGACAAACTAATATGAAATTTGATTTTAGTGGATACGCTACAAAAAATGATTTGAAATGCTCTGACGGACGTGTAATTCGTAGAGATGCATTCAAACATAATGATGGTGCGACAGTTCCACTTGTTTGGCAGCATTCACATGCTGAACCTACGAATGTTCTAGGTCATGCAATTCTTGAAAATAGAGCAGATGGGGTATATGCATATTGTGTAGTTAATGGAAGTACAGCAGGTATACATGCTAAAGAATTAGTACAGCATGGTGATATATCGGCATTATCTATTTATGCTAATAATCTTAAGCAAAATGGCGGAGATGTTCTACACGGAGCAATTCGCGAAGTAAGTTTAGTTTTAACAGGAGCTAATCCAGGAGCCTTAATTGATAATATATCATTTCAACATAGTGATGGTAGTATTGATGAAAGTACTGACGAAGCAATTATATATTCAGGAGAGGAGATAACAATGTTTAATGAAAATAGCGTAACTCATGCAGCAGCACCAGCAGCACCAGCAGCAAAAACAGCACCACCAGCAGCAGACCCTACAGTTCAGGAGGTATTCGATAGTCTTAATGAAGAACAGAAAAATGTTGTTTATTATATGATCGGTGCAGCACTAGACGAAGCTACAACAAATAATGATGCCGCTTTACAGCAGGCATACAATGATGGAGGCGAAGAGATGAAACATAACATATTTGAAAGCAAAGACGATATTGGTGGTGGAGCAGAACTTACACATGCAGATGTAAAGAACATATTCTCAGATGCACAGAAAAGGGGATCACTTAAGGATGCTGTACTCGCACATGCAGTTACATATGGCATAGAGAATATAGACATGCTGTTCCCAGATGCGCAGAACATTGTTAACTCACCAGACTTCCTTAAGAGAGATATGGCATGGGTTACAACTGTAATGGATGGAACAAAACATACTCCATTCTCAAGAATCAAATCCATATATGCAGACATATCT